AAATATCCAGTGCCGCCAAGTTTTTGCCCAAACTCTGCAAATGTCAACGCACGTAATGTAAACTGTACATCTACATAGTGCGGCCCTTTAGTAAATCTTACTACTTTAGTATATTCTTGCCCAGAATATTGTGGTATTGGAGCTTGCATAATGCCCATATGTAGCCATCGCGTTGCTAGCCCAACAATGACATTACCAACTGGCGTGGCCGGCGTTAATAACGCAGCAAATAGATTTACAGTTAGTCCCGTGCCGGAGCCGCCAGAAGTTGAAACAGTCTGAATCTCATTGATTATGTTGTTTGTTGTAAATGTTAATGGCGAAATGCCTAATACTCTGCCGCCTAGTGGCTTGCCGCCAAAGAACATAACCTCATTCGTAGCCGTATTTTTATCTAATTGCTCAAGGTATCCTTTGAACCCGACATCAAATGACCCTATCGATGTTGAAGTGACATACTGCTCAGCCTTCCCAGTGCGTCCATCTAACACGCAAACAGGATTATTACCAAGCCTGGTGTACGCCAAATATTGACCACCTGAAATTGGCCTAAATCTGATTTCATATTGTTTGTCGCTGTCAGGAAACGCTACTCGAATAAAATTAAACTGGTCTACTGGGGTGCGACCTTTAACGCAAAATACACCGCCACCGCCGCGAACCAAGCGTTGCCAAACTGTTTGCCCTTGCTCCTTTATTTCTAATCTAAAAAACGAATACCGCAAGCCATAATCGCTATACGTACCAACAGTATAATTATTGCCACCGGCTTCTATATCAGCTAAATATGCTTCATCTGGTATAGATGAAAAATTAACCATGCCGCTGAATCGTTTCCATACTTGTGATTTAATGCCAATCTCAACTTGGTTTAATTTTCTAGTTGTAGTAAAATTTCCTATCGCTATTTTGCAAACCGTTGGGCCATACGTTGGGTTTACTTTCCCCAATAAAACTTGCACATTAGCATCAGGCGCATAAGTAGGCAAAGGATTGTGTTCTATGATTCCATTGCCAACTAAAAGAACTTTGCCACTTTGCAAGCACTTAAAGGTGTAAATCTTTTTAAGCTTATCGCTCCACAGCTCTTGGGTATTTTCACTTATGCAAACAACTTCTACAGCACCGGCAAGGTAAGTTTCACCTATAACAATTACATCATCGATGGATTGCCTGTATGAGTTTTCTTTTGTTATTACATCTTTATTGCCTCCTACAAGTGGGAAGTCATCAATTGAATTTCCTAGATTTACATGAAATTCTAAAGTTTGCCCTTCTACAACTTCAATCTCCTGTGTGCCTTGATCAACTGCAGAACTTCTTAATCCTGTGCGAGCAGCGAATAAGCAAGAATTTTTGCGCCGCTCAACACTTGCTTTATTTGCAGCTATCGTACCTTTTTCCCATTCTTTTAGCGCTCCCGCTACATCAGCTCCCGCGCCAGGATACCAGAACTGAGGGAATGATACGCGAACACGCTTGAACGGTAATCGCCATCCTTGCCCATTACGTAGCGGCTCTGATATACCGAATGCCGTCATTGTAGACGGTATCCTGACGCCACTAAATATAGGCTTTAAGTTACCTGCAGTTCGTAATTCAGCCATAAATACATCAGTTTTATTTCGTGGTTCTAATTCACCTGTTTGCCTATCTGTGTATTGGATGCGGTTAGCTGAATCACCATTCCTAAAATATAAAGCTAATTTACTAACTTGATAGCCACGTAATAAAGTATCGCCAATTCCCATGCCATCTAGATCTGGGATGCTTGCTAATTCGCCGCCATTAGCAAGGAATATTGCTAGCAGTTCCTGCCCATCGCCTTGGCTTAGTAATTGAGACCACAGCAGCTTTGTTTCTACCCTTACACCTCCATAGCTATTGCGACGATTAGCAAATACCATCTGCATGGATTCGCCAAGCTTTGCAAGCGGTTGTACTGATGTAAAACCATCGACATTGGTGAATCTATTCTCAACATTAACGCTGGCACCTGTTACATCACCGCCGCTTTGCTGTTGCGCGGGGTCAGATTGCTTCGGCAGCTTAGGCTTTGGTGCTAATGCTGATGCGGCAAAGCTAAGGCCAGCTCCTACTACTGTTGTAACAATGCCAACTGTTATCGGATCACACGCCACATGCGGCACTACGTCATAAGCTGGATCGCGTTCGGGGCGGTAATTAGCCACCTCATTTGCGTACCAGTTATACTCTTCAATGGTTAAGCCTAAAGTATCAATTAATTGCTTTTCCCATGGCAGTATCGCGCCTCGTATTTGACGGCTGGTGACCATACCACCCGGCTGGTTTGTGCGCTGCAATGAAGCCATCCGGTGTCGTAGAAAACAGCTAGCCCGAAGCTATTGCTAGCTTGCACTAACGCAATAATACCAGTTTCGGCTGGTGTTCCCCATAAGTCTAATTGCTCCTTAAAGATACTGGTATCACCTGCGTGTAAACGCCGATACCAATTGCGAGCTGGTACTGGTGCTTCAATGCCATGCCACGCCAATACCCACCGGCATAAATTAATGCAATCTGTAGCGCCATGCCGTGCGGGTTCAGCGCCAAGCCTGTATGGCAAGCCAATAAGATCAGCCGGATCTGATAGCGCCCGTGGTTGGCAATGCGCCGACGGCTTCACGACTGATTCGTAAATTAGGCGCTTGCGCACCAATTGCATCGATCGCACTACTTAATTCCATTTCGACCGCTTGTGTATTATACGTTAATCCAGTCGCAATCCAGGTTTCATCACCTAACAGCAAATATGGCGCATAAGTATCACTGAGCTGATATGTTTTCACATTTACTTCCCAGCCATTATTCACTGCACTTTGCACCCAGTTCAAAGTTAATGGGTTTGCGGGTAACGTAAGCTGGCTGCTGATGTTATCGCCGCTTTTTGTTTTTTGTGCACCTTGATAATTAAATGGCAATAGCTGATATGTATTGCCTGCAAATGTAATCTGTCCCTCTGAGAAGAAGTTTTGATACCTGGTGATGCCGCCTGCAGTATCAGTAAATGTAACAAAATTACCAATAACAAATACGCTCATCTTAAACCTACCTGTCTGCGATAGGCCGGTGATTGCTGCAACTTACTGGTAACTTGCGCAGCACCAGCCTTTGCTCCAGCCGCTGCTGCACGTTTTTCTGTTGCCATCATCGCTGCTTGCAACTGGTCAGTGCTGACATAATCCTGCCCTAGGAATCTAGTTGTTTCAAAGCTCATTGATAATACAGGAGTTGCCGCTGCGCCAGCGCCCATTGCATCACTGCTGCTATTACCGCTACTGCTACCGCCTTGGCGTTGATACCGCGCCATTGCTGCTGTGGTATCGGCTGGGATAATCTTACCAGCGCTAGATGGCACAAACAGCTCAGGGCCTTTCTCGCCGACCATATAAGTGCTGTTGCTGCTTACTGGGCCGCCAGCAGCTTTACCGCCGCCAAAGATCTTAGTGCCACCAATATCAATACCGCCAAGCAATGACTTAATGCCAAACGATATAAGCATCCTGCCAATATCTTTTAATATATCAGACAAGCTTTCTTGCAAACTCTTAGCTCCGGTTATGGCACCATCAATAGCGCCAACAATTCCGCTTTCAATGCTAGAGCCAATGCCTTGGACTAAATTTTTAATTGATTGCTGTTTAGACGCAAATTCAGCACTTGCATCATTAATTTCTTTTGATTTAATAGTTTGCTGATTTAAGTTTTCTAGTATTTGGTTGCCTAATCCTAATTGTTGGCTTAAAAGAGCAATATCATTTATTCGTAAGCTAAGTTGCTCAACGGTCAAATCTTTCTCTGTTAATGATAATGCTAATTTATTCTTTTGATTTTCAAGCGCCAACATATTTTGAGTATTAAGTTGCTCGTTTTGCGCAAATTGTGCTGCTAGGGCTGGGTTAGTACCGCTGACAATTAGATCTAATGTTTTTTGGTCTACTTGATTTTTTTGTATTGCTGTGTTTAAATTTGCGGTTGATTGCTCTAAAACTGTTTTGGTGCTTTCTGCTAATGATTTTGTATATTCGTTTTGAAGATTAATTTTTTCAGTTATTGCGGTTTGATTATTTAATTCTATTAATCCTTTCGTTTGTTGATCAAGCTTTGCTGTTGCAGGTGAATATGGCTTAATGCTATTTGCAGCATCTACCTGCATTGCGCGTGAGCCCGCAGGCGCTTGTAGTGCAGCGGCGGCAGGGCCTGTAGGTTGTGTTACATTTTTAGCTGCTTGTTCAAATTTGCCATGAAGAATTTTATATACTTTCCCATCTGGAGTTTGAAATGCAGTTTCATCTCCATAACTTCCCGCTTTACTGCTTGTAAATTTAGCCCCTCCTTTAAGACCTAAAGCAGCCCCAGGTGGAAAAGCGTAATCAATACCTGTATGTGATCGACCTTCTCGTCCAGCGCTATACTCACCACCTCGTACGGTGGCTCCGCTGCTTAAAGGTTTGTTATTAACACTTACATATTTGTCTAAGGCGGTGCGACCAAAATCTGCTTGATCGCTTCTACTAATATGGAAATGAGCCCCATATTGGTTTTTACCTTTTGGACCAATGCCTCCCTGCATATAGCGCCCACCACTGCTTTCTTCTCTTCCGCCAACGCTTGAAGTCGGGTTTACGCCGTCAATTATTTCTTTAGCTTTCTTAGCTCCTTCGACCATCAACTCGCCTAATGAACGGCCTGCTGTTCGCAGTATTCCATCTACTTGCCGTGCATAACTTTTTTGCATCTCGCCAATTTCACGCTCAATGCCTTTCTTGAAGTCTGTTAACGTACGTTCTAATTGAATCTTTTTCATTGTTGAATCAAATTCAATCTGCCTTCTTGTTACAGCAGCATCATTTAAAGTTTTAGCACTATCGCGTGCAGTTTCTAATGATTGAATATCAGCAGGGCTTTTACCGCTAACTATTGCACGTGATATATCTTGCGTTTGTCCAATAAATTGTTTGCTGCCTGCAAGTTTTAACTGCGATTGCTGCAAATCAAAATTTGCTTTAATGCGCTGGTCTTGAAGCGTGCGCTCCATATCAGCGATACGGCGTATTGTTGATTCTCTAAAATCAGCAATTTGTTGTTCATATTGAAAACGATTATCTTTTAATTGCAGCTCAGTATTTTTATTTAATTTAGCAATTTTTTTATCGTTTTCAATCCTTAAATTTGCTAATTCTGTTTCTGCGTTTTTTCTAGCTATAGCATTAGCCTCATTTAGTAATTGTGTCGGGTCTGTTTTATTATTAGTTTTGGTATCTTCTTTTTTCTTGTTTTGAGCAAGTTTGGCTAGTGGCCCCAACAAATCTCCTACTGGTCCTAGAACTTTTGTGCCTGGATTTAATGCCATCATTAAATCTGGATTTTGTTCTAAATATTTTGCAGCAAATTTAAGTTCATTGACTATAGCATGTCCAAAATCTGTTTTACCAATTAAACCGCTAAAATATTCAAATTCGTTAGATAAATTCTTTACTATTAACAAAACTCCATCAAGCGCATCCTTAAGAATTTTTACACCAGAGACTGCTGTTGGCCCTACAGCATTGCCAATTACTACTTGCAATGATTCAAACGAACCTTGCAATTGAGCTAATGACCTGTCTAAGTTAGTGCCGCCTCTTTCTGCGCCATTAAAGAATGATGCGCCTTCTTTTGTTAATTCATTAATTGCTTTAATAACAATTGGATAAGTTACTTTGCCTTGCTCTGCTAACCGCAACACCTCAGCAGTGCTAGTGCCCATTACCTTTGCTAACGCTTCAAATATAGGAATACCAGCCATTGCAAACTGCTTTAAATCAACCGTATAAGCCCTGCCGATACTGCTTATTTGGCCTAAATTAACAGCAAATCGTTGTAATTTTTCATTATCCCCTAACGCTAAATCACCTAATAATTTAGTGGCTGTGCCTGCATTCTTTGCTGATACGCCATAAGCTGCAAGTGTTTTGGTAGCTTCTAGCAAACCTGGCAAACCAAGACTTGTAGCATCTGCGGTAGTTTTTAGGTCTGCAATAATTGCATTAGTTGCTTCTACATTTTTGGTAAAAAGTGTTAGCTGTTGACGGTTTCTGTCTATTTCGTTTGAGAATTTAAGCGCTGCCCCCGCTGCTGCTGCAATACCAGCCGCAATTGCTATGTAAGGCCCAGCCGCTGCCATAGCGCCTTGGAGCCCTTCCATAGCGCCATTCAACCCGCGCATTTTTGCGGCTGCTTGTTCCGCTGCACGCCCTTGCGCTTGCAGCCCTGCTGCTGCACGTTCAGTTGAGCTTAAGAATCTACCATTTTCCGCTCTCGCTCTACCGGTTTCATCGGTAAAATATTTAATACCATTAGCCGCAATCTTAAATTTATCGCCTACTGCTTTTGTAGTTGCGTTTAATTTATCAATTGCTTGGCTTGTTGCTTCTGCGCCTTGCTTTACCGCACGTAACGGTTGCGTTGCACCAGTGCTGTCAATATTAATGCCAATAGTAACTTGTCCCGCCATAATTAGCCCCCTACTACTAGATCCAGTCTAGCGTCGCCGTCGCATCGCAGCTTCTTGCTCGTCATTGCTTAATTCAAAATAAGCTGACCACAGAAGCAATTCTTCCATAGTCAGCTCTGAATTTAACTTAGCTAACGTATAGCCTAATTCTTTAGCTACACCAAGCTGGAGCCTAAGCAGGTTATCCTTTTTAAGCTCCGCCTTTATTTTTTTGTATCCACCTCTTCCTTGATGTCTTCGCTGATAACAGCAAGCATCAGTGATTGCAGGTCAGCATCACGCACCTCGTTTTTTAGCTCCGCAATTTCACCAGCAGCAAATATCCGCTGGCCGTTTTCGTCTGTTGCTTTTTGAACTAGCAATTGCAATGCAAAAGCATTTACATCATCGGATGCAGCATCCTTTTGTGCCCGTTCGCGTTCAGCCATGGTTAATGGCGAACGGTAGAACACAAACTCAGCGCCATCAGTTAGTACAACCGTTTTTTTGACGGGCACTAAATTAGCAGCTTTCTTTAACCGGTCTATTGCCCTGATTACAGCGGATGCCATTAGTTATCAAGCAGTGGTAGAGAAGTCGAATGTAGGTGCGCCAGTAGGACGGAAAGTGATTTCTACCATCTGGGCATCATCTGGGTTGATGTTAAGCGTTGCACTAAGCAGCACAGCATCCATAGCAATGCTGCGGCTAAGTGCTTCGGTTGAACCTTTATCAGTGTACAACTTAAACGCTGCGCCTACTTGCTGACGCTGTAACACGTCTTCTACCATCCTGTTCGATAATGCGCTATCTTCGCTGGTTACAAATACTGATGCACTGCCGTTGCCGTCAGCGAATCCAGGGATGTAAGCCTTAAATGGTGCATACTGCCCAACAGCTTGGCCGATGGTGGTAACGTCAATTTCAGCGCGGCTGATCTCAAAACTCCAGTTTTGCACTTGGCCTACAGCGGCATAATCAGCGTAATAAACCTCAAATTTGTTTGGTGCTGCAATAGTGCCATCATCAGTGATTGGCAAAATAGTGCCGCCAGCACTGGTTGATACGGTCAATACACCCGTAGCGGCAACGTAACTCAATACATAATAAGTAGTGGCTGAGCTGATTGGTGCGGGCAATGTGCCGGAACCAGCAGCACCGGTTTGAGTGTTTACAACACGGAATTTAACTGGGTCGCCTGCCTTAAAATTAAGGTACTGCTCAACGGTAATTTCGTCGTTAGCAACGCTGACGTTGGTCTCGCCAAAATCACCAACGGTGCCAGCGGGCTTGTAGTAAAGAGCACCGGAAGTGCCGGAAAGGACGGTAACGGCCATTGATTTAGCAGATGATTGGCTTGTTTTAGTATAGCGTCAATCCAAGTAAGCTTCAAAAGTTGCGGTTAGCTGTGTTTGGAAATATGGTTCAGGTGATGCAGGCGTTACAACTGCTGGCCCCGATGCGGCATCAAATATAATGCTTGAGAACTTAGCCCGATCAAATAAATCCTTGATGCGTTCAGCAATGGTGTAATTCGCTGCTGCGCCAACACCAACGGGCGTGAATACATTTACTACAAGCACACCGTTTTGGCGGTTGAACCCTACACCGCCTGTAGGTAGCAGCGTTGCATAAGCATTATCGCCAAACCGTATAAATGTCTGCAGCCATGGTGCATTGCCTGGCGGCGTAAATGGTACGTTTTGATAGCTGACCGGATACACAGGTGCAATTGCCATTTCAGTAGCAATACGGCCTTCAATCGCAGCGCGGACGTTGTTGTAGGTGCTGCTCATGATTCCCTGCCGATACGTGCGGCGGCTATACGTACTCTGCCTTGCACGTCTTTAGCGATGCCTTGGATCCAACCTGGTCCGCCTGTTTGGATGCTGCTGCCTCCGCCAGGTGTTGCCCAATTCTTTACTTTTCTAAATGGGTTGTATCGTTTTTCTTTTTCATTTGCACCAGCACCGGGAGCGCCAATTGCGAGCTTTTCGGCGTATGGCAAATTATTGTGAATGCTATAAATATTACCTAACCTCTCATTGCCGAGTGTGTAATTAATAGCGCGTGGCGGAGGCACTGGCTGTCCACGATAATCCCCAGGCGGCACCCCTTGAAATGGGGCTGCATTCTCTCCAATAGCCCAACTTAAGCGAAAACGCCCCAGATCAACTGGGCTTGCTTCTTTTAGTAAACGATCAGTTTCCAATACCGTTGCTCGCAATATCTTTTCCATTTGGCCGTTAACGTAATCACCAATCTCAGTAATTTTTATATTGCGTGCCATTATGCCCTCAAGATCAGCTCATAGGTTATCGCTGTATTATCTTGCTCAGTCGTTGCAACACTAATTATTTGATGCACTACTGATGCAATCAGCACTTTATCCGCTGGTGTTGGTGCATTTGCAACATCTGCTGCGGCAATCGTTAGCCGCTTGTCACCAGCTTGGATTAGGTCATTCACCTCACGCAAATTAACGTCCTCTAGCACACCACGCACACTGGTGTCAGCCGTGGTTTCGGCAGCAGTGCCAGTGGCTGGATCGTAAGAGCCAAGGGTAATACGCCGAATGGTAGCCGTGCCACCAAACTTAGCCATCAACTTACTGGCGGCCTTTCGTAGCGCGGTTGATAGTGCCATCAGAGCTTGTAGGCAATGCAGTGGCCAGCCGACAGGTTAATGCTGGTGAAAACACCATAAATCGTTACTCCAGCGGTAGGAGTATGGCCGGCCAATGATGCCCCGTCATAGTTGGTGCTAATGATTTCAGTGATTGCTGCGCTGCCAAAAAAAGTAATCGCACACCAGCGGCCAGTCACTGTTGTTGCGGCGTCAACAAAAGTTGCGCCTTTTGCGTAATCAATGCCAAGAACACTGGAGTCGCTCATGGCTAAATCTTGTAAGCGATAACAGTGCCGCTAGTTAATGTGATGCTAGTGAATACACCACACATCTCGCAGCTTGCCTTGATTGGAATTGCTGTAAGTGCATTACCGGTGTAATCCAGCGCCGTAACGCTTGCAATCACTGAATCCTCTAATGCCACAATCTCGCCGAACCTGCCGGTGTGCGCAACAGTATCGTCAATGAACTCAGCGCCTGGGTATTCGCTCATGATCGTTTGATGGAGAAATTGCCTGGTCCGCTTATTCTAAGCCCTGTCAGGTAACGTTCAACCATCGGCGGGATTTTATCTGCCCCCACGGCGCCGCTAAAATTTGGCGTCACGTCAAGGCTACCGATTTTTACATTCTTGAAATCTTCTAGCCCGCTAAGCCCAATGCCATCAGTGTTGTTATTTAGGTATGCCGCAAGCAAGACCTGTGCATATTGCACCTGCGGCGGAATTTCGTTGTCGTTAAAATAATCGGTGGTAATGCGAAATGGGAAACCGACGGCATAAGTATTGATATAAGTATCGGGCCTTCTCACGCCAGTCCGCGGCCATTGCAGCGACTGCGTATCAGTTGCCCTAGCACCTAAGAACCGTTCACGATCTAATCGTTGTGTTGCGGTGTAAAGTGCACGATTTTTGGCGTCTGTAGTAGCAGAGCTCCATGCTGTAATATCTGCGTCTTGCACCAACCCGTCAACTATCAACTGGGCATTCGCCAGCGTTATGTACGAGTTTGCGTCGGCGGCGTTTGGGGTCGCCACTATCACGATTGCCATCAGTAGCCTCCTCTGGTATTAGTGTAGGCTCCACAATAGGAAATGAGGCCACCTCCTGGGAGATAGCCTCACGATCACGCATTCGCCGGAATGCAAATAAACCCATCAGGCAGCAGCAGCAGCAGTAGAACCTAGGCCATACAAAGTAATGGCTTCAGAACCAGCAGCTACAGCAGTAACACGGCCAAGGAATACCTTGGAAGCATTCTGCACAACAGTTGCTACGCCGCTAACTGTTACGTCAGTACCACCAGCAATAGTGATGGTATTAGCGCCAGCCGATGCGTTAATAACAACTACCATAAAAGTGGTGCCAATAGCGCAGTCGCCGCCGATAGCAGCCACAATTGCCGCAGCCGCAGCTGTGGTATATGTAGCAGCAGCAGAAGGAACGCCACGGATAATGACGTTGTAGCTGTTAGCTGTACTTAGGGTTGCAGTAGCAGTAGGAGCTGCTAAACCCATTTGCCCAGGCAGAAGGCCGCCTGGAATGTCGCCAAGTTCAAAGATACTTGCCATGACTATTAGTAGTTAGAGGTACAAGTAGCGCGTACAATACCAATATTTTTGGTTTCAAACACTTTGGTCCAGTTGCCAATAGTGGCAAGCTGAGCCTGAGTTGGGTTTACGGTAGTTCCCCACTTAGCACCAATTGGGTGGTAGCAGTAGTGCAAATCAATTGCCATAGCATCACTCTTGGCGAGGATGTCACGGTCAGTTTCAGTGCGCAATGCCATTTGCTCACCAGAAGCGATAGCGCCTGCGGTGAAGAAATAAACAGGATAGTTGGTGCTAGTTGGTGCTAAATCGTCGGAAACGATAACACGCAAGCCCATGAATGTTGGCACTGAATTGTCACCGGCATAAGCAGATGCAATAGAACCAGCAATTGCGTTGATGGTGCTAGCACCAGTCGCAGCAGTGCTTAGACGTGCCTCAGTGTTAGTAATGTAATCAATTGCCTTGCGTTCTACTAGGTCGTAGTAAACAGCAGAGTGCATAGCAACAGCAGTTAGCTTGTCGCCTTGATCACCTAGCAATGCACGGGCTTTAGCCACTTGGCGAGGACCAAGTGCTGTTTGGCCAGTCTTATCAAAAGACAAATCAATAAATGCAGCGCCGGTGTTGGAGGTCAAGCCGCCAAATACACCTTCAAGGCACTTGATGAGATCTTTTTGACGTTGGTTAGCTACATAGGCGGCAACCTTAGTTGCAATGGCGGCCATAGGATCAGCGCCAGCAGCGAGTGCTGCGAGATCGCGTGATTCAAAGGCACGGCCACGGTGCAAAACAACACCAACTTGCTTGTTGGCAGTGATTTTGCCAGGTGTTAATGAAGAACTGTCAGTCAGTACCTCAAAATCACCGCTTAAGTTAGCTGAAAAGAATGGAACGTTGATGAAATCACCGCCTTCGGAAGCATCCAACTCCGCCATTGGTTGAACTACACCAGACGACAAAAATGCGTCGCGCTGAGTGGTAGCTTCAATCAAATAGGGTGTAAAAATCTCCGGTACGATGATGTCAGAGCGAAGTGTCGCCATGAGATCCTCAAGAATTAGTGGTTTGCAAGTTCGGGCACAACCCTAGCCAGCACAACTGGATGCAATTATGCTAGCGCCTTTAACCTGTCATACATATCACGGTCTGTCTTAAACAGCCTTGATTGCTCCGTCAGGTTGAATGTTTCAGGTGCAAATGGGTTTTTGATACCTGTTAATTCACTGGTGCTACGGCCTGATGGTGCGCCGCTACCTTGTGGTTTTGGTTGCTTTTGCATCCATGCTGGTAGCGTTTTAGCCCATTCAGCTACTGGTGTGCGTTGGTAGCCATCTACTACAACAACAGTGCCATCAGGTTCACGCTCAATTTTATCGCTGCTTAACTTAGTTTTAAGCACCATATCTGGATCATGCACTAGGTCTGCTAATGCTGTTACTGCTGGTGTGATGAGTTCAAGTTCACGGCATTTGGCTTCAAGTTCAATAATGCGCTGGTCCTTTTCCGCCGACGCCTCACGGTACTGCTGCTCCAATACCTGCCTTGCTTCGGTGTACTTGCCTTGAGATTCAAGGGCAGTTTGCTCGGCTTGGCGCTTGAATTCCAACAGTTCATCTACATTGACACCATCAGGTATGGCCTTAGCTTGTGCTACGGCTTTTTTATAGTCATCTAGCAATTCAGCATTCTTGCGGCGTAAAGCCTCTAGTTCTGCTTGGATTGCTTGTGTGTCGGGAGCTGTTGATTGTTCTTCGGTCATTTTGTGCAAATCGTTTGCAATCTTATGTTATCAGTTACCACTTAACTTTGTCTGCCCAATAAGCAGCACTCATTTTCCCTTTTGCAATATTCTCGGCATGGCGAGCTTTAAATGCAGCTCTACGGGCTTTATCCGCTGCTGATTCACCTTTTTTTGGCGGCGATCCAGATACACCTTGCTGCCCGAAGCGGATCAATCTAATGGTGTCGCCTTCCTTGGCAAGCACGGCATGAGACTTGTTTGGATTGTTTGGGGTGCGCTTGGGTTTGTTATAACCCTCGAATTGCTCACCGCGATAGTTGATCATTTGCGCTTAGGTGCTGCTTTTACCTCAGAACGTGGCTTTAGCACTGGGTTGCCAGTGGATTCGGATTTAATGCGCAGCACTGGATCTTCCTTAGTACCTAGCCGCGTTACCTTGCCGCCGCTAGGACCAGTGATAGTAGCGCGAGTGCCAGCAGTGCTAGTAACCACGCCATAGGTGGTCTTACCTTGATACTGCCAAGAGACGCGGGAGCCAACGCCGATAGCCATTTTACTTTTTGGGTTTGCGACTTTTGCCAGCTTTAGCGTAGGCGATCGCTACTGCTTGCTTAGGTGGTTTGCCAGCTTTGATTTCAGCCTTAATGTTCGACTGAATCATGTCCTTGCCTTTACCTTTCTTTAATGGCACCGTAACGCTTGCGGAGGTCATCTAATGATAGCTCCGACCCATCGTCACGTACGAGCTTTGCCATGGCATCCCGGGCGCCATGCTTTTCAGCTAATTTATTGAAATAAACCACTTTATCTTTGCCTAATACTTCTTCTTGCACTGAGCGTGGTTGATTTTTAAGCCATTGCCCGTAGCTTGTATTAACTGGTACTGGTCCATCTTTACTGGCGCGTGTTGCAACTGTTGATGGTGGCAAGATATCAGGATCAATAATCGGTACTGTTGTACTGCGACAATTAAAATGTTGTGGTGGCGTCGGTCCTTTACCATACTCAAACTCACGGCCATCTAATGCGCGGCACCTAGCGCTAGTCCTAGTGTCAAGTGTTGCAATGTAACGATACTTTTTAGTTATATCTTGGTTCGCTTCATATACCTGCTGGCTGGCA